CTCGCATCTTGCCAGTAAGTGTTAGATCGGGTGTTCCACTTTTACTTACCTGATTGGGCGCTGCCTTGCCTGCCATCTTTCTTTTACGATAAGCATTGGTATATGCCATAAAGGGCTTTCCAGCAGCATTGCGCCCTTCGTGGAAGATACGCCTTCTGTGGATCTTTAAAATAGTACGGCCTACACTTTGGAAGAATGGCCTGCCGAACTTGAATGCTTTTTGAAAATTAATCATTGTAATACTGCTCTAATGTTTGTGGAATACTGAATGATCTACCCTTCAGCTTCGCTTTGGTGACCATACCTTGATAAGCTACTTTAGCTTTCTTCTGTATGTCCCTATTTTGCGTTTTAGGTGACAATGCAACCCACTGATGTCTACAATTAAATCCACCGCCGTCTCGTAAAGCCCCTGGATATTTGGCTTCTACTTGAGTTTGTGTCATCCCACCTTCTTTCAGCATGCGTATACACACTGGTCTGGTCTTAGAGTCCATTGGTCCTTGATAAATAAGAGATTGGCTTGGGTTTTTATCTAACTGAAGAAGCGTGAGCGATCTTGAGTAAGTAGCCATTGAGGTAGTGATAATAGTGTCTACCTGATAAGGCTTTATAGACAAATCCCTTAATAACATAGCGCTGATGGCTTTTCGAGGCATCTTCTGGAGTACCCCCTGGACTAAGGATAGTCTTACCCTCTCTCCAATATCGGTTGTGTATCTCAGGATGGATGCCTGCTGCATATTCCTTAGTGCGGTAAGCTGAACCTCTGAGACTTTACCAAAGAATACTGCATCGTCTAAAAGTGTATCGAATGAGATCATCAGGCGATTGACTGCCTGCTGCATCTGTAGATCAACTAACCAGTAGTCCACCATTGAAATACCAGCTAAGATCACAAGAATCTCCTCAGTAGATAACCCCTGCTCCCTTAATTCTTCTACATCTTCTGTAAATTGATCTTGCGCTTCGTTAAGTCTGGCTTCAAATTCTGCAACTGCACTATCAATAGTATTCGATAGTGGCATTAGCTTTGCAGTCTATTGAGGAGCCTGTTCTGTTCTGGTTGCGATTCAGATTCGTCTACCTCAGACAACAGTGCTTCTGCATCCTCTGGAAGCATATCAGGATTCTTGAGCATAAGATAGGACTTTCTGGTGGCAAGCTTGTTCTGGAATAACCAAGTGAACATCTCCCTCTCTTCAGATGGTGATAATATCTGTGGCTCTACAAAGTCTACTATATACTCATCAGCAAGCCTTTGGCCTGTCTGTACCTCGATAATACGCCTGTCAATCTCAAAACGCCTATGCTCCCACGGCCTCCAGGTATCTTCAATATTGTTTTGAGTTTCAGAGTAGTTGTCTATCTCTTGAATCCTCAAGGCTTCTGCTGACTCTGCGTTACCGTGAGAATCAATAAATTTTACTCTAAGCTGATTGTTATTTAATGTGGTTTCACATAAATACTTAGCGCCTAAGATTAAATCGCTTATACTTGCCGATGGGCCGGTTACGCCAAAATTTGCGCCTTCCGGGAGATACAAGATTTTATCGACTCCCATACTTATGCGAGATCTATCATCTACGCCTGTGACAAACTTTACACCAATAGCACCAAGTCTAATACACAGTGATATTTCCATAGCTGCTACAGATAATGCAAGGTCAGCCCTTACCACATCTTCAGCACCACCCACAAAGAAATCCCTTATAGGCGGGTAGCGATGGACAAAGGATACTGGCAAAATTCCGTATGGGTTACTGTCGCCTTCGTTAAATGAAAACTTGTCTCCGTTTGCATCAATCCCGAAGTGTCTGCCTGGAACACCATCCCTGTCAGCGGTCCATACAATAAATTCTTGTTTTATTAGGCGAGCCAAACCTTCGTTTTCAATGGCGTAGATACAGCCAAAAGGCTCTTTATCTCCAGGTAAGAATAAAGGCTCCATAAAAGGCAGTAATTCGTATTCAACCTTCTTATTCCTCGGGTTCCAGAGACTTCTAAATCCCATTGTTCCTAAGAGAAATGTAGTCTGCTCTAATTGCCTGCGCTTGGCGTTGAGGCTTTGTATGTCTGCAAATTGCTCATAACGCTCATCTACCTTCATCCGTAAAGGCTTAGAATATGATTGCCCACGAGCCTTGCATACACGCCTTGTGAGATTCTGGGCAAACATGGGAACTTGCTGTAGGGATTCTGAGCCAAAATACTCCCCTACATAGTTCTCCATATTGAACCCTTCATAGAAATCGAGAAGATATTCACGCTCTCTTGTGCGCTTCGTCTCAATGTTATTGAGATAGCTTGATAAACTATCTATTATTATTTGTTCAGATAAATCTTGTATTATCACCAGTCAATTACTCCTGCTGTTCTACTTTTAATTGGAAATAGGTTACAAAAGAAATAGCGAGTGGCATCGCAGGCGTGGTCATTTAGACCATCCTTTAGAGGTTCTTCTTTAAGTTTTTGGTCTTTCTTCTTCTCTGGATAGCGATAGTTCTCAAAGCTTGATATGAATTTCTTGGCTCTTGGGTCTGCGTAAAAGTGAGTGTTTCCTGCTGCATCCTCGAACCAGGTTCTCATGTGGGTAATACCATTAGCTATGTTTCGTGATACCTTATCTGTCCGAAAATCAATCCTCATACCCTTTTTTCTGAATTGCTCAATATCAGAAATACCGCTTCCCTGGACTCCACCGCCTGCTGGATCTCCAAAATATCGGATGATCGGATAGCCTTTAGCTCTCACTTTGTCTGCAAAATCCTCGGTCTTGATGTTTTCTTCCCATATTTCATCAATTAAGTATACCTTATCCTTATTTTGTCGTGGGTCGATTTGAAAAAACCCACAGGCGCTTGTGCGATATCCAAAGTCAATTCCACAATAAGTGGGTAGGTCTGGGTTAAACTTGAGTCTTTGAATGTGTATGGTGCGGTCAAATGGAAGGACTCTACCACTGAAGCTTGTGAATTGCGCTCCGAATTCTTGTTGCCAGGTTTCATAAGTTAATGTCTGCTTTAATTCTTCAATGTCATCTTTAAAATATGGAGATTCCCAGCTTGGATGCTGCCAGGACTCCCAATCTTTGAACTCTTCTGATTTCCCTCGTTGCCATAGGTCGTAAATCCAATTATAACCCTCTGGCGTAGTCGTGAACAATGCCCAGCCCTGCCTGTCGGATAATGTTGGTCTTAAATATTGCTCCCAAACAATCTTCCTTATCTTTGCTGCTTCTTCGACTACCAGATGATCTACACCATCACCTACTAATGACTCTGGTCGGTCCGCTGACTTCACCGATACTTCGCTATTTAGACCAGCAAGCTTCATATAGTGTACTGCTCCACTGATCTCTTTCTTGTATGCGATTGGAAGTCTAAGCTTGCCGATGATGTCCATCTTAACCTCTCGCATAATCTTGTCTGCTAAATCGAGTGTAGGCCCAACTATCCATGTCCGAGTGTTCGGTGTAAGGATATAGGGCAGGATTTCTTTAGCAGCACTATAACTTTTACCTGATCGCCTGCCCTGGATATTTACTCGAAAACGAGCAGTTGAATCATGGACAGACTGCTGATTAGGCGAGGGCTGGTACTTGAGTATCTTCCAGAGCTTCTGTTTGTTTAAAACTTTTCTTTTCAATAGATGATTCTTCGTAGCCACACTCTTTGAGTAGTCCCTCGAGGTTGCCTACAAGTTCAAATTCATTACGGTCTGATTGACCTAAGTATTGCTTACCTAAAAATATGAGCATAGCATTTGAGCCTTGCTCGGCTGTTTTCCATTGGAGCTGGCGAAGCTTAATCTTCATACTCTCTCGACCACGCTCGATTTCTTCTTTAAATTTTGTGCGAATAGTTGCTTCGCTGCAATTATGCAACCTTGCAATCTCTACCGTTGAACAACCAAAGCTGGAAAGCATCTCTACTTTATCTGCGCTTACATCTACTGGTTTTCTGCCTGTCTTTTTTGTAGTCATAGTAAATCCTGTAATAGTTTCAATAATTGAGGATTAGACTACACCTTTTCTACCGAGTATAGTACCCAGCACTTTCTAATCGCTCTCCTCCAGTAAGTCTTGGCTGATGATTCGGAGATCTCCAGGCTTTCCGCTATGAGAGGGAAACTGTGAGACTTTAGGCGCATCTTGAACACCTGGAGTTCTCGCTCAGATAGGCTGTCGTATGCCTCGTGGGCTGAGAGTTGCCAGTGTCGCATGTGCGGTTCGATTAGCCCTGATCTGAAAATAGCCAACTTGCGGAAGAACTCGTCTCCCAGGTCGATTGATTCTATGAGTCGCTCATAGTCTTTTACTGTGATTATCGGCCAGTCCATTAGTGTACCGTGGTTAGTTGGTTAGAAATTGGGAAAAAAATTTGCACAGTGAATCTGTCGCAACGATTCCGGGCGCCTTGTGGATCGGATTTCGTGGCGAAATTATGCCGAAATTTAGACCGAAAAGAATCAATTGTTCGCACCCCATTGAGGGGAAATTACGCAATCGGTATACAATCGGCTAAAATTACTGTAAAATTCGTGGAA